GAAACCTCTACATTTTATCTGGTTCAGTTACTGAAATTACCGATGCGAGTGAAGGATTGATTGCTGCCATTACTGGTAGTGGTGTTTTCTACAAGTTTGAACTTTTCCGTCAAACTAGTGACTACACTGAAACAATCACTTCAACTCCTGAAAACGGAACAGTTTTCTACGAACAATCAGTTAACGCAATATTCTTTAAGTTACAGTCAGCAACTCGTAACCAAATGAAAGTCTTAGCACAGAATCCTAACCTTAAAGTTATCGTTGAAACAAACAACGGTAGCGTAGACGGAGTAGGTAAATTCTTCTACCTAGGACAAGAAAATGGTTTACAGTTGACTGGAGGAACAGGGGCTACCGGAACCTCATTTGGTGACTTAAATGGATATTCTTTGAACTTCGTAGGACAAGAACCAGAACCAGCAAGCGAAATCAGCGGAAGCGATTTAGCTAGTGCCTTAAGTGGCATCACTATCGGTTAATACCGAATCTTTTATATATTTAGAGACGGGGGGTGATTAAACACCCCCCTAATCTAAAAAATAAGCATCAAGAACTATGCTAAAGTTAAATAAATCACTGCCAACACAGACGCTAGCCGTCTATCTAAACACTACCGAATCATTAAGTGATTTGGTATTTGTGTATTCTCAGTCTTATGACTTGTCAAATGGCACCATTGATTTTCCTGTAAGTCAAACTAAAGGACAATACAGAATTGGAACCATAAGTGGTTCATCTGTTCCTTCTCCTAGTGGACAATACAACATTGATATCTATAAAGGTAGTGAAATACCAGCTGTATGGAATCAAGTAGCAGTAGCTTGGAATGCTTATAATGAAGTATGGTCTACTGCTGGTACATTTGGTCCAACAGGTAGTCTACTTAGAACAATACGTGCTACAGTTAGCGGTTCAAATGATGTATCGTTTACTGAATATGTATCCCCAAATGAGTTAGGTACTTACACTACATACAATGGATAAAAACAAACAATATTTTAGGTCAATACCTTATGAGGTAAGTGAACCACGTAAATCATCTAAAGAATATTACGATAAAGAAGTCGTTAAATTTGGTGATTACAATGATTTTCCAGATTACTTAGTTAATCTATATAATAACTCCTCTATTCACGAAACTTGTATCAACGCAATTGTTGAAGCAATTAAAGGTGATGGCTTAGTAGCTGAACCCAGTTGGGCATTAGATAAAGCAAATAGCTTAGGAGATTCTTGGAATGATATTTTTGCTAGAGTTGCTAAAGATTATTACATCTTTGGTGGTTTTGGTTTAGAAATCATTTACAATAAACTTAGAACAAAAGTAGCAGAAGTATACCACATACCATTTGCCTCAATTCGTGCTAAAGAAGCGAACCATAGAGGTGTATGTGAAGGATATTTTATTGCCCACGAATGGGAAACCAAAGGCAAATATGAGATTGACTTAACTAAAGCAATCTATATGCCAGCGTTTAACTATAATAAACGTGATGAACAACCTTCTCAACTATATTATTTCAAACCTTATCACCCATTACAGAAGTATTATCCACTTCCAAAGTATGTTGGTGCTTTAAAGGTAGTTGAGTTAGATACAGAGGTTGATAATTTCCACGTTAACAACATTAAAAATGGTTTAGCACCATCTATTGCGATTACCACCTTTACCAACGGTACAGACGATGATAGACGCAGTATAGAAAACCAACTTCGATTACAATACCAAGGTTCATCTCAAGCAGGACAAATGTTTTATATGGATGTTGCCTCTATTGAAGAAAAACCTATTATCGAACCAATCCCACAAAATGGTGCTGATGGATATTACGTAGCAATCAATGATATGGTTGTTCAAAAGATATTAACAGCACATAGGATTACATCACCAATGTTATTAGGTATTAAAACTGAAGGACAATTAGGTGGTGCTACAGAAATGCTAGATGCTTACCATTTATTCCTTAATATGGTTATTAAGCCATACCAACAAGATATACTTGGTGTATTTGAAGAAGTTTTAGAACTCAAATACCCAGAATTTGATATTACATTAGGTGTAGAACAAAAAGCTATCTTAGATACAGGTGTTGAAGAAGTAGATGTTGTTACTTCTAAAGAAACTGATACAGCTGATGGTGTAGAGTTAGAAACAGATATTAACGAAGACGTAATAGAAGCAACACTATGACAAATACATTCCTTATAAGTGAAACTAAGCTAAGACAATTTAGCGATATCAATAACAATGTTGATACAGAATTATTACGTAATGCTGTTCGTGAAGCACAAGATATTGAAATTCAACGTATTATAGGTACGTTGTTGTACGATTCATTAATGACTCAAGTTGATAATGGTTCATTCACTAATGCTAACTACGAAACACTAGTAAACGATTATTTACAAAATGCTTTGTTATATTGGGCTTATTACTATGCTTTAGAAGATATTATGATTCGCCCTCGTAATAACGGAGTATTAGTACCAACTGGAGGTGAAAATTCAATCGAAGCAGATAAATACTATTATAATACAAAACGTCAATCTGTTAAAAATAAAGCAGAGTTTTATAGTGAAAAGTTAACTAACTACATCATTACAAACACTAACTTATTTCCAGAAACACAACAAACTACTCAGTTATACGAACAACTACCTGATTTTGGAGTACAATATGGTTCACCATTTGTTTTTGCTAACGCAGGTTACGCACCACATTTAAGAGGTGCTATTGATGCTGGTATAGCATTGAGTGATTCACGTTTTCCTTATCTACCACCTCCAACAGTAAACACTAAACGCATAAAATAACCATTAAGAACTATGGGACGTAACCTAACCACATTAAACATTAAAGACACTTATGAAGGACTAGTCCAAATAAGTGGTTCTATTCTAACAGATGGAACAGGTAGTGTAATACCTTCTATTGAAGCAACAGCTTCATTTGCTACATCAGCATCCTCGGCTTCAACATCAGTAAGTTCATCATACGCCTTAACTGCTTCATTCGCAGAAAACGTAGTACCACAAGATACAGGTTCATTACTTACTACAGCGTCTATAAGCGATGCTACTGTTACATTCACTAAAGGTGATGCTAGCACATTCAGTATCGTTGTTAATAACGTAGTAAACGCAGATTCAGCATCTTATTCAGCAACAGCAGTAAGTGCTTCTTATGCTACTAGTGCTACTAGTGCTTCATATGCTTTAACAGCATCATTTGCTGAAAACGTAGTACCACAAGATACAGGTTCATTATTAGTTACAGCGTCTAGTGCTAATGATACTATCACATACACTAAAGGTGATGGTACAACATTTACTAACGTTATAAACAATGTTAGTGCGTCTATATCCGCATCATATGCTACAACAGCATTAAGTGCTTCATACGCAACAGATGCTTCAACTGCTACTTCAGCTTCTTATGCTACAAATGCTTCTACAGCAGTAAGTTCATCATATGCCTTAACTGCTTCATATTTGGATGGTGCGGCAACCGCAAGTCCTTTACAAGATGTATTAAACGCAGGTAATATAGCATCAAGTAGTATTGTATTAGAAAATAGTTTACAATCACCTACTACACAATCAAACAATACTTCATCACTATTCATTTCAGCACAAGTAAGTGAATCATTATCATTCCCAGTAAATGATAACATTGCTGTATTTGTTGGTGGTACTAAAGCATCAAATGATAACTTCTATACATCACAAATTACTTCAAGTAGAAACGTATTAGTATATGGTGTTAGTCAACCTAGCAGTTATGCTGGTATGGTTAACTTAGTAAGTGTAAGTGAATCAGTAGTATTAGCTTCCAGTTGGGTTGAAATGGGTTCTGGGTTTGGATACTCAGGAGAAACTAGAAATGCTGCTGCTATTGCCTCAAGTGGGGTTATTTATGGTGGTGTTCCACATGGTGGTTTATACTCAACCTATTTATCATACATTTATGGTAGTTCAAACGACCGCAGTAATGCTGCTGTGTTTGGTGGTAGAAGCCATACAATTAACCAATCATATAACTCACAGATTTTTGGTGGACAAAGCAATACTATTCCAAATGCTTTTGTAGATAATAACCAAATATTTGGTGGTGATTCAAATACAATAACTGGTGGTTCAGGTAATGGATTAGCTTTAGGTATTCAAAATACTATTTCAGCAGGAAACTATAACCATATTTTTGGTGGTAGTTCAAACACAGTATCAGCAAATAGTGGACATTGTAATATAATAGGTTCATATGGTTCAACTATTAGTTCAACTAACTCATTCCCGAACTGTGAAATCATAGGTGGTAATAATGCTACAATCAGTGGTAATACACAGAATGCTATTATTGTTGGAGGTAATGGAGGTACTATTTCAGGAGGAACAGCAGATACACCAGGAAGTTTGATTGCTTGTCATAATAACTCATCAGTCACAGGTGCTTCTGGTGGACACGTATTTGGTGCCAGAACAGGAGTTATCAGTGGTGGAACACTTGTATCAATATTTGGAGGACAACAAAATACTATATCATCAGGTTATTTAGATTCTATTGTAGCTGGAAGGGAGAATGTTATTGAGAGTCGTTCAACTGGAAACTTTGGTAACGTAATCGTTGGTTCATATGTTAGTAGAATCCGTGGTAATAACTC